GCAATACAACCTAGAGTAGTGGGACCCCTTTTTGTAAAAAGGGGGGATAGGGTCTAAGTTATTTTTGATATTTGGATTTGGTTTGGGACCCCTCGGCGCGTTAGCGCCGAGGGTTTAGGTTTATCTAGCCCAAATCTTTTGGGCGTCTTTTTTTATTAGGATTGCAGGACCTACAACAAAATCTTTACGACCTGTAATATAATTGTCGTTGTCAAATGTTGCACGCCACAATGCTGTTGCCTCGGGGTTTAATGGTAGACCAATTAGCTTACCTTCTTCATTGATTATAAGATAATCACCGTTAGGAAATGTAATTCCCTCAACGTAACCACCTACAAACTCTTGAGCCTGTTTTAAACTTGGCTCATCTTTTGAGTCCTCAATGATTTTAAACTCCGCTGCTGTTGTGTTTATCGTGTCTTTCATATCTTGGATAATATAGGATAGATCAAGCATTGTCAACTACATTTATTTCTGTTTGTGTATAGTTTCCATGGTAGCCATGTCGAACTTCTTTGATTACTTCTATCGGTGTTTCAAGAGGCGCGGTCCTTGGGTGTAGTCTAATAAACTCGTCCCAATGTGCGTGCATGAAATCAGTCCAACAGCCTTGACTACAAAAATGGGACCAGACTGTATTACTATTCCAATTATTGTGAGAGATCTTTCTGGTCCTTAAAACCTTATGACCTTTAATCCCTCTTATCCTGTCCTGTGTTTTATGTGTATGGCAATTTGGACCATGGCACCAATTAAAATTACTCATACCCTAACTTTCCAACTTCTTGACGCTGTTCTGTATCCATGTGCGTCTAAGTCATAATAAACATAATAGGGTACACCTTTTTTAGATGTTCCATATCTTGATTTCTCGTCGTGCTTTCCTCGTCTTGTTATATGTTTCTTATCCTTGTTTGAATAATAAACAATATAAAATGTTTTTTGTGTGTCCATAATTTATTTCTCTCTTTCTGTTCCTATCCTACAATAAGTAGGATAGGAAGTCAACTATTAATTTACAGCTTGTTGTTGCTGTCTAAACATAGCGATTTTTTGTTCTCTAGTCATTTCAACTTTATCTTCTAAAAGACTTGCCAGATTTTCTGGACTATAAATTGAAAGCGCAAGACTTGAACTTTCATTCAAGATACTTTCATTTAAAGGTATTCCCAATTTATCTGCAAGTGCTTTTGCTTGGTCGAAGTATTTGTAAGATTTTAAACCAAGTCGAAGTTTTTTCATCTTACCCTCAACATAATGAAACAACTTTTCATGCGCCATAATAACATTATCTCTTGCAATATTAAATTGTTCTAAACATTTGTATGTTGTTTCATTTACTTTGAATTGTCTTGAATGACAGTAAGATGTACCAATAACCCATAGTTTAAAATCGTTTTCCCACTCGGAATTGAGTTTAACTATACTCTTATCCTCGTTAGAACTATTTTGAAAACCAAGATAAGTATTAATAGCTGTTTCATCTTGGTAATACTTTGGATTTCTTTTTGAATAGTCATTATCCAATTTTAATTTAAAATCTGGGTCAAAACCATTTTGATTTTTTAGATGATCTCTATAATAACTATAAGCAAACTCATGCCTATCGCTTAATTTAAAATCGATATTGATATCATCTGTTGTTTGATACTCTTTACCCTCATCATCAACCTTAGTAATATGATGTTGAAAGTTAAAGCAATTATCATGGTACAACTCGCCACCAGAACTTCCATACTTATTATTCATTCTTCTAACAGTATCAATATCTTCTTGTGGTTGATGTTCCCTTACAATTTCTTCGACCAATTTTTTTGTAATTGTTCGAATGTCATTGTAGACTTCAATAGCTTTTGTATGTGCTTGTTTCATTGGACTTTCTTCTCGTTCCCAATGATTTTGAAATACATCAGCTATTACTTTACGCTTATCAGCGTTTAGTGTTTGTCGTTTTTGTGTCATATATTTCTCCTTTAATTATTTTTAAATTATCACTTGACAATTCTATTGTCAAGGACTATATAGGACATAGCCCCTCATTAGACTTTATCGGGCTTATAAACTATAAAGTCGGGACAACTTCTGGTTGTAGTACATCACACCGCTTACGAGCCGTCTTTGTGCTATGAACCAGAACTGATCCCTGGTTGCTATACCATAGCCCAATAAACGCGCGATACTATTGGGTCGGTCAAAATAGGGAGCCCTAGAATAGCAACCTGGGATCAGTACTATGACCGGACGGCTTCAGTGCTGATCCCTGGTCCTATTAGTGCCTCGGTCTATAGATCCGATGGTGTGAAGAGGACCTGGGATCAGTTGTCTAGTGTAGGTTGTACAGTTTACCTTGGCTACACACTCAGCTGATCCAAAGTTTTTGATGTATGGGTTGATTACTCATCTACCCTTCCTCATCAATTGACAGGCGCTTCCGGGCTGGAAGTAAGAAGGCCAGCCCTGAGGTGAAGCAGCAAGCGCCAAGCAACAAGCTTGACACCGGATCCAGGTTATGTTACTATAGGATTATAAAGGAGAAATATTATGGACAATGAAATAAACGATAGATCAGTTAACCCGCTAATCAGGATTGCTGAAGTATTAGAAGAAATTCTTAGACTGGTAAAAAAAGACCAGGAAAGAATGAAAAAATTAAATGAAGAGAATTAAAAAAAATGATTTGCTGCCATGGTTCATTCAGGACCATGGCACATTGCCGGCCAGCTACCTGAAGAGCTGCGCAGAGTTTTTTAAATGGTTGGAAGATTGCAAGCGCGCCGGGTTCAAAGCACCAAGCAACAAGCCTCAAGCAGCAAGCAACAAGCAGCTTGACAAGAAAGGATTATAGGATTATAAAGGATATATGTTAAAGAAAGAATTAGAAGCGATCACCGGCTCACTGTCCAAGCCTTCAAAGATGCCTGGACCAGCTTATAACCTGCCGGCTTATAAATGCATCACAGGCCAGAAGCTTGCGAAGGTTCCAGGCTCTGTCTGTTTTGGCTGCTATGCCCTGAAGGGTAGATACAGATTTAAAAATGTTAAGACAGCGATGGAGCGAAGACTGGAAGCTCTTCAGGACCCTCGCTGGGTTGATGCAATGATACAATTAATTAAACCACACAAAGAATTTAGGTGGCACGACTCAGGGGACATTCAAAGCCTTGAGCACCTTCAGAATATTTTTAGAATATGCAGAGCAACGCCTGACACCAAGCACTGGTTGCCAACGCGTGAAGCTCAGATCCTGAAACGTGTCAAAGTAAACGAAGTACCGCGTAACCTGGTTATTCGGTTTTCGTCTCATATGGTTGATCAGGGCCCTGTCTCTTTCTGGCCCTGGACATCCACAGTAACAACAGATGGTAATCACAGCTGCCCGGCTGCAAAGCAAGATAATAAATGTTTAGATTGCAGGGCGTGCTGGGACCGTGGTATAAGAAATATAAGTTACGGCAAGCATTAATGTATTACTGGACACCAAAAAGAATTAAAGAATTAAAAGCTGCAGGCTACAAGCTGCACGCTTCCCCGGCTTCACTCGTGAAGAAATCGGATCAGGCAATTAGCACAAGCGGCTCGACGGAGCGCAGCGATAAGCGTTCGCCTGGTCCGGGCCTCAAGCGTCAAGCTTCAAGCACCAAGCTCCTGAAGGAACAAGCCACAAGCGTCAAGCGTCAAGCATAAAGGTTCAAGCGCCAAGCCACAAGCATCAAGCGCCAGGATCCCGGACCCTGGAAAAAGTTTCACGGACCTGTCTCTGAGGTCCTCTACCAAGATAAATGAATTGCGTGGATGCTTCACGTGGAAGCTAATTTGATGTGGGCTGAAGCGAACCTTGTTACCCTTCGTAACTTTAAGCTCTAGTGTAAAAAAGTGGCCGTTAGCAGTATAACCCAATAGATCGGGAGTACCATGTAAGCTATTATTTTCAAGTCGAATCCAAGATATATTGCTAATTTTTTTCTTAAGTTTTTCATATAATTTTCGCTCAGGTTTCAAGGTAACTAGTGCCCTTTATTCTGGATTGGTTTGAGCGATAATTATCTTTTCTGTTGTAGGTTTTAATACAACACGAATCGAAGGTTGTCCAATAATATTTGACTCTTGCACTTCAATTCTTCTTATCTCTTCTAAGTGTCCACCGACTTGCATGAACACTCTTGCAGTTGAAACTGCATTACCTTTCTTGCCATCAGTAAACTGATCAAGATACTCTTGTAGATGTTTTACGTACACTTTCTAATTCCTTTCTAAGTTGACCATTTAACTCTTGATGTTTTTTATTTATTATTTCTAAGTCTTTCACTCTTGCTTTCAACGTAGCAATTTGTTTTTCTAAGTCACTATCTCCTCTGTCGTCCATATAATTTTCTGCTACTGTTATTCTTTCATTATTCATAGTTGACAATATAGGATAGTTACCTTAAATTGTCAATCATGGGATTGCCAAAAAGATTAACAGAAATGCAACAAAGGTTTGCTGAGTTTTTAGTATTCGGTGGACCTGATGGACCAATGACTCAAACAGAAGCAGCGCTTGCTGCTGGGTATAGTCCTAAACGTGCAAGACAGGAAGGATCAGAACTATGCAACCCAAGACTGTCACCGCTTGTTGTTAAGCATATAGGTGAATTGAAAGAAGAAAGATTACGTAAACATGAAGTAACTTACGAAGGTCATGTAGCAGAACTTGCTAGACTTCGTGAAGCTGCTTTGAAGAAAGGTTCTTTCTCTTCTGCTGTAAACGCTGAAGCCAATCGCGGTAAGGCAGCAGGATTATACATAGACAGAAAAATAATAAAAACTGGGAAACTAGAAGATATGTCAGAACAAGAACTAGAAGCAAAGATGAAACAAATTTTAACCGACTACGGTCAGATAATTGATGTGACTCCATCTAAATCTTCTGAATCTTCTTTACCCAAGCCCGAGGAATCATCGTCCGATCCCCAAAACTAATTCCATCGTTATCTTTATCGTAAGACGCAAACAGTTTAATATGGTTTTTTGTTTTTTCATACAACCAACCCTCATTAACTGGTTTAGCTAATTGCATCTTATCAAATTCTTTCTCGTTAGCCCAGCCAGAGTCACTGACGCAATCAATCCACTCCACCCTGACTTTCGGATAAGGTATATCGGGAGCACTCTCAGTAGCAATTCTTTTTCGTCTTTTCCTAGGCATATAGGTTTCTACCACAGATTTTTATTTTTAAAAACTCTTCTCGCGCGCGTGAACCCGAAATTGATGGTACATTATAATTTGTACTAAAAATAAAAAGTGTACTAAAAAGTGTACACCCTAAATGTAGTAATATCAATGGTTTACAGCTAAAAGTACACTTGGACACTTTATTTCGGAGATAAAAAAATATTTTTTTTATTTCTGTCACAGAATCCTATAGTACAGTTCTATCTGCCTCTTTTTTGCCATAATATTTCCTCATTGCTGCCAATTTGTCCTCTGCGCCAGCAATAATCTCCAGTAATTTGTCCACTTCGCCTGTAATATCGACGTGTTCTGGTATTATTATGTTATTTTCATTCAAAGACTGTATTTTATACAACGAGTCCTCAATGAGTGCTTCATATCTCTTTAGAAGCGTTCTAAACAGCATGTCGTTCATGTTTCCTCCTATTCATAGTTTGCCTTTTATCTGTTTTTTGACTATAATCTCGCGCTTGTTTTCTACATTTATCGCCCTCTACTTTAGAATGATTATAATCTAGCCACTCAGCGTGTATCTCAAGTATCTCGTTTTTCAAAGTCCCCTGCTTCGATCTTGACATCTGCTTTCTCCTTTTCATCAAATATTATATCGTGATACGCGTTCAGTCGTTTTAAAAACTTATGTTTATAGCTCCGTAGTTCATGGTCCGTGATCCGAAATTCTTGGTAATATAAGTCTGGCGTACACATCATGATCACACCTTGACGTATCGCTGACCCGTGCACATAGTCATGAGCCATGGCATACGCAGCAATTTGTAGGTAATAATCTTCTATCCACTCTTTCTTCTTCGGTCTGTTAGACTGTTTAAAATCAACTATAGTTTCTAATCCATCATGAAGGCATACGAGGTCAGTAGACCCAGCGTAAAGGCCAGGATAATATAACGTAACTTCCGACCCGTACCACTCTTCAACCGGCGTAAGACCATACTCAATAACTTTTTCGGCCATGGCTTTCGCCTCCTGTCCGAGCCCTGTAAGATCATCGTACCCAGTGCCGAGGATATAGTGCTCCAGGAATTTGTGCATGGCAGTTCCGCGGTTACTAGATAAATTTTTGATTCTGTCAGCTTCTTTTTCTCCAACTTTCGCCTTCCAATCTTTTATGAATTGTTGATCTTTGGTCTTGCCCAATATAGTAGTTACACTTGGAAGTCTAGTACCATTTACATCGTAGAGCCGTGTTCCATGTTCCTCGGTCCTTGTCGCATCGACATAGGTGTACTTCTCATTTTTCTTAATCTTTCGACCTATATTATGGTATTCTTCTATATCTTTTTCACCCATCATATCTTATTTTTTAATTCTTTTAGGTACTCTTCGTCCTCGTTATCTTTCAACATATCTTTTTTAATCTGTGAGATAGGTGCAGAGTCATGAACATTACCAGATACAGACACACGTACACAGTCAGATTGAAACGGACTAACCCAGTGTTTTAACCACGCAGGAAAGATATACATATCTCCCTCTTTCGGAAAAGCAGACATATAACTTATACAAT